GGAGCATTGCCTCTGTCGCCGCCCGATGGGTTCGGCGTTGTACTTGGCCAATTACCACCTGGCCCTGGATGACTCGAAGGCCCGCGTGAACTGCCGGATCCTTTGCTTGATCCACCTGAATTGCCTGAGCTTTTACCGCCTCCACTTTTGGACATGATGATCTCCTTGGTAATGGGAACAGCCCATTGAGAGTAGGTCATCACGGGCCCACTCATGGCCCGCCTGTCCGGATACCCCACTTCAACGAATCACGCCAGCCGGCGAGGATCCCCTATGAATATTTACCGGCACATGTTCGCGGCCGTCTGCCCGGCCGATAGCGAAACGATCATATATCGACTGGAGATTCGGTCGCTTGTGATGATCCACGTTGAACACATCAAGACGGCAACCGCGCTGATTAAGAAAGGCTGGCACGAACAGATTGCTGACCGCCTGGCTGAAACCTTGGGCGGTGATCAAACAATCATCGCCACTCACCAGGGTGTCGAGATCGAAACAGTGAGACTGAGCGGATGATTGCGTATCACGGCACACCAGTCGGTGGCACTCGGCAAGACGGCGCACGCTTCCTTGCCGGCCGGCACGCACTGGTGCCCTTCCCGCGCCAGGACGACATTGGCATTGTCGCTGACGTCTGCCAGTCATTCGTCTTCGACAACGGAGCCTTCTCAATCTGGAACAAGGGCGGAACCCTGGATGTTGACGGCTACACCCGATGGGTGGAGAAGTGGCACCGACACCCGGGTTTTGATTGGGCGCTGATTCCGGACGTGATCGATGGTGACGAGGCTGCGAATGACGCGTTGCTTGCGGCCTGGCCCAAGGAGCTGCGCGGTGTACCGGTCTGGCACCTGCATGAATCGCTGGAGCGGCTTAAGCGCCTTGCCGCCGGCTGGCAGACCGTAGCAATCGGCAGCTCCGGTCAATGGTCAAACCCTGGCACAAGCCCGTGGTGGAAACGCATCGGCGCGGCAATGGACGCCATTTGTGACGAGAACGGACGCCCTGTGTGCAAGCTGCACGGGCTTCGTATGCTCAACCCGAAGATCTTTCAGTCGCTGCCCCTGGCCTCAGCCGACTCAACGAACGCCACCATGAACGGCGGCAGCATCAGTCGGTTCGGAATGTACGCGCCACCCACGGCCGGCCAACGCGCCAACGTCATTGCCGATCGGATCGAAGCACACAACAGTTCGCCGATCTGGCAGAGCGAAACTCAGGCCGAAATGGCGCTTTAGAAAATTGCATCCCACCTGACTTCATCTGGATCCTGAGTCTCGACAAACCGCTCCCATTTCTGAGTGCACGTCTTGCACTTGTATCCCGTCACCAGAAAAAAACCCCGCTCTTCTGTTCCGTAATGATGAAAGCGGTCGGTTTGGCCATCTAAGTCAACTTCATTCATTGCGGTCGTACAGCAGTCTTCAGGTCGCACATCCATTTACTGAACCTCCTATTAATTGAGCGCCGAATATACCGGCGAGGGTCCATCATGCCCATCACTTATGGAAGCGTTTGCAGCGGCATCGAGGCCGCGACCTTGGCCTGGCATCCGCTGGGCATGCGCGCCACCTGGTTCGCCGAGATCGAGGCTTTCCCAAGTGCGGTTCTGGCTCACCACTACTCGAGCACGCCAAACCTCGGCGACATGACAAAACTCGGGGCCCTGGTCCTAGCTGGCAAGATCGCCGCCCCGGATGTACTCGTCGGCGGCACCCCGTGCCAAGCCTTCAGCGTCGCTGGCATGCGCCAGGGTCTGCTCGACCCGCGCGGCGCCCTCACCATCAAATACGTGGAGCTTGCAGATGCAACTGACTATGTTCGCGCCGGCCGCCGAAAGCCGCCCTGTGTCCTTGTCTGGGAAAACGTCCCCGGCGTTCTCAGCGACAAAGGGAACGCCTTCGGATGCTTTCTTGGCGCGCTTGCTGGGGAAGACTGCGAGCTGCAGCCTTCAGGGAAAAGGTGGCCGGACGCTGGTTGTGTGTATGGACCCAAAAGAACAATCGCATGGCGGATCCTGGACGCCCAATATTTCGGCCTGGCCCAACGACGCCGCCGTGTGTTCGTTGTCGCAAGTGCTCGAGACGAATTCGATCCCACCGAGGTACTTTTTGAGCGAGAAGGCGTGCGCCGGGATACTGCGCCGCGCCGAGGCGAGGGGCAAGATGTTACCGGAACAGCTCCTTTCGGCCCTGCGCTTCAGTGCGGATGCGGGCATGTCTTCGGCGAAGAACTCGGACCGTACGGCTGCATGAACTGCGAGGGCGATGAAGGCCCGGCGGTGAGCATGTTTGGCGGGATTCCGGCATTCGGCGGGCACAGCTTGACCGGCTCGATCGAGAGATCGGCAACTCTCACCGCGAAAGACAGTCGGCTCGACATTGAAAGCGAGACATTCTTTGTCGCGCCGACACTCGCCGGCGGCGCTCGAAGGTCTGGCGGCTACAGCTACGACGATGTGCCATGTGTTGCTGCGACTCTTGATGCGAGTTACGGCCGATTGCAGGGATGCTCAGGCCAGGACGCCAATCACGGCCACAGTCACCTAGTGGTGCATGGCACTCAAGATCCCGACATCAGCGTTGATTTAGCCCACCCGCTCGGCAGGAATAGCGGGCAGGAGAACGCGCTGATGGCATTTACCCAGAACAGTCGGAGTGAAGTACGACACATCGGTGGTGACGGCCAGATCGTCGGAGCGCTCGCGGCTGAATCAGGTGCGCAACAACAGAACTACCTGGCCAGCGCCTCGATGGTGCGGCGCCTGCTGCCCCGCGAGTGCGAACGCCTCCAGGGTATGCCCGACGACTACACGCTGATCCCTTGGCGCGGCAGGCCTGCTGACGAATGTCCGGACGGCCCTCGCTACAAGGCAATCGGGAACAGCAAGGCGGTCACCGTCGTTCGCTGGATTGGGAGGCGGATTCTTCAGCAGCTTGAAGCTTAGCGAGCACCGACCCATTTCACGGTTCTAGCGTCGATCTTGGGGCTTATCCGGCCGAAAACATACTGAGTCTGAATCCATCTCTGGGTCTTTTCTGCATCGATTCGATAATGGTTTTTCTCCCGAAGGGCCAAAACCTCTCCAGTGATTTCGTAGCGACCGCACTCCCGGCAAGCAACTTTTCGACCTCCATCATCAGCGGCTTTGATATCAGCTTCATCTCCGCAAACTAAACAAATCATTCCCATCTCCTTTTTTGGCTAGCCGCTGAACTGTAGCTGATTCCTCACCACCCTCCACCGCCCGGGCATGACCCGGCATAGGACGCCCCATGCCCACAGAAAACAAAATCGCTGAGCCGCTGAAGGTTGAGCGCTCTACAGTGACGAAGCTGGTGATCACCGGCGCCCCGCGGCTCGATCCGATCACGGTGTTCCTCGAGGACTTCGGGCGGCGCGACTGCCCAACAGAGTCGAACCCGAACTACCAGACCGCCCAGGGCAAGATCACCATCAACTGCTGGGACAAGAGCTGGAACGCTTACTGGGGCGGCATGGGGCCGCGCACCGTCGCCGAGTTCGTCGCAGACTGCGGTTGGGACTACGTCCTTAATTGCTTGGACCGCGGCATCAGCTCCACTGTCTTCAGCGGCGACGTGCTGTACGCCCTGGCAAAGAAGTGCATCGTCCAGCGTCGTCGGCAACAGACCGGGCGTCACAACTGGGAACTGGGCGAGCTGAGCAAAGATGAAGCGCGCGAGCTTTGGAATGACATCGATGTTCTTCGCAGCATCGAGAATTCAAACGAATGCTGGCATCAAAGTGCGCTGCTGAGCGAGCTATTCGGGGAGGAGTGGCATTACCCGCTCGGCGATAAGGCCGTCGAAGAAAACCACGAATTCACGTACCTTCGCCGAGTTGTCGAGGCGGTGCAGCAGGCGTTGCGTCAGGAACGGTTAACAGCATGAGTGCTACTCAAAACGCCCTCGACTCTGCTCAAGCATAGAGTCGACTTCAGCAGCAGACCGATATGATCGTTTATCTGGCAATATTTTTGAACGAACACCTGATGGACCGCTAGAAAACAACCGCCAGTAGTTGTAATAGTTGCCGAGACCTCTCTGATCTTTAAGCCATATACGATATACATCTGAATGTGTATTTTTATTAAGTCCAGACAGGGGATCACTGTATTCCTCAGGAAAATCTGCAAACTTGTAAACGACCATTAATATGCCAACAGGGATCGAGTTCAAACCACTCTTTCTGAGAGTTTTGTCTTCCGACGCCTGCCCAATAGAAATATCTGACTTAGCGCCCATAAAAAAAGACCCCGGCAATGGCTTGCCGTTCAAAGTCAGGAGACCTGAAAAACGATGCCTTTGATAATCATGTTCGGCTTCAAAAATAGAAGAGTGAACCTCAGATTGAATGTCCCCGCCCAGCTTCAACGCCCTAGTTAAAAGGCGTGCGCTAGTCACCCAACTAACTCTACTATTGGTTATCGATCCGTCAGGGAGGCTCAACAGATCATATGCACGATTAATTAAAACAACAGCGTGAGCCAAATTAGCTTCCGAACTCTGAAACGAAGATGTTTTATAGTAAGTCCAAACGCCAAACCCCATTGTTCCAGCGACAAATGATATCCCTATCATTTGAATAACATCTGCTGCAAGAAGGACAGAGGATTTTTCTAGATATAAAAAAAGCAAACCAAATAGGGTTA